AGGATTTAGTGGTAACTATGCTGGTGGATATGTTGGACCTGCGCCTTACTCTGGGTCATACTCACAAGGATTTAGTGGTAACTATGCTGGTGGATATGTAGGCACTGCGCCGTATTCTGGTTCATACTCGCAAGGATTCAGTGGTAACTATGCTGGTGGTTATATAGGCACTGCGCCATACTCTGGAACATATTCAAGAAACTTCAGTGGCACCTACCTAGGAACATATGCTGGTTCTAGAAACTATACAGGTTCATATGCAGGAAACTTCTCAGGTAACTATGTTGGAACGTATGCTGGTTCTAGAAACTATGCAGGAACTTATGCGGGTAACTATCTAGGAACATACTCCAGAGGATTTTCTGGTAACTATAATCCATTCTTTGGTGGTTTCGTTGGACCAGCATACAGTGGTACTTACACTGGAAACTTCAGCGGAAATTACCTTGGAAATTATTCTGGTTCTAGAAACTATGCAGGATTTTATGCTGGAACATATTCAGGAACATATACTGGAAACTTCTCAGGTTCTAGAAACTACGCTGGTAACTATGCTGGTAACTATACAGGTAACTACCTAGGAAACTTCACTGGTAACTATATTGGACCAGCAACCTATACTGGTTTCTATTCAGGTAACTATACTGGGTTCTTCTCGGGTAACTATATTGGACCAGCAACCTATACTGGTTTCTATAGTGGAACATACACTGGTTTCTTTACTGGCAATTATATCGGAACTGCTACATATACTGGATTCTATTCGGGTACATATACTGGGAACTTCACTGGTAACTATATTGGTCCAGCAAACTATACAGGTAATTATACTGGATTTTATACAGGCAATTTTACAGGATTCTATGCAGGAACTGCTACCTATACAGGAACATATCTAGGTAACTTTACTGGTAACTATACTGGATTCTATACAGGAACTGCTACCTATACTGGTTTCTACAGCGGATCTTATTCGCAGTCGTTCTCAGGAACCTATTCTGGTGCGACCATTCAAGCGACCAAAGACACTATCTCAACAGTATATTTGTGGGTAAAAACTGCATAAATCTATTGACTTTGTAGCAATTATTATATATACTGTTAACATGACTATTATTTCTAATGGAGAATTGAATTGATTAATACCTCACCTGTAGTTACTCGCAAGATCGAAAATCCTTATTGGGCGAACAAAGAACGTCAGCATATTATCGCTGAGTTTTTCTATCCTGATACCAATAAGCGTGTTACTGCATCCATCATGAATGATGGTACCAATCGTGACTACGAAGAAGTGATGCGTCTCTTCAGTATTGGGCAGATCGATGCCAATACTGATCGGCGCATGGAAGATCGCAACCAACAAATCAAACAAAATCTTGAACGCCAGAAGGTTGACAAGACTCGCATGCAGCAAGAACAGTTGTTCGCTGCTAAGTTGGATGCCTTCGAAATCGATGTAGTCAAGAACTCTAAGAATCGCGATCTAAAGTCTAAGATTCGCAAGTCTAAGACTTTCATGGAAGTCACTGCATATACAGTAATGCTACTGATGCAGGAAGAAACGAATGCCGAATAATGGATTCTTATATGTTGCCACTCGCCGCAAAGGTTATTACAGGGCAGCAAGAAACTCTGCGATCTCATTAAAGGATTATTATCCTGATGCGCATATTACATTCTTCACACACGAAGAATGGGTGCAACCATCCGACTATGAGATCTTCGATAACGTAGTAACCGAAAATGTTCCTCGTGATAAACGAGCAAAACTTTGGGCGCTCGATCAGACACCATACGACCTGACTGTTTATATGGACTGTGATACCGAAGTTGAACACGAAGATATTCAAAAGATCTTTGAGCAGATCCCAGACGACATAGACGTATTATTCACTGCGAATCGCCCATATAATGCAGCGCTGACTAAGTTATCTGAAACTGAAGAGATGACCGAACATTGCGGTATTTTCTTATACCGCAATAATCCTCAAACATTGAAGATGATGCGTGCTTGGTATGATGAATACTGGGAACAGAATAAACCTGATTGGGATCGTAAACATTATCCTGCTGGGGCATTGGAATGGGACACCTTTACAATGTGGAGGTTATTAAACTTGTTTGACTTTGGCGTCAAAACAGGCAGATTTCCCGACCCTGATGCTCGATGGAACTTTGTTTCTGGATATAGAGAAGAAGAACTTCAGGGGCAACCAAGAGTGATCTATCACTATACAATCCCCACGGGTTTGCAAGATTTTTGAAGGTTATTAATTGATGTTACAATTTACAAATTCAGTTTCCAAAGAACTAACTGACATTCTAGATCCATTCACAGAATGGTTCTTTGCTCAAAATGATCAACATCTTGTCCTCGGTCCACAAGAAATGCAAGATAAGCGTCGTGGTGGATTGACAGTCGACACTGCTACTGATGAGCAGTATATGAATCATATCGTCAATAAGGGACACAATCACGTTGGATTTCCTGATGTTGCATGGTGCACTGACATGTCTCAGGCACATGGACAACCATGGTTCCCTTCTGAGTATGGCAGAAGGCAGCAAGAAACTAATAAAGAATTGATCAGTTATCTTGGCGCAAGAAATAATGCTGTGTTTACTTACTATCCCGAGAATGGTTTTATGGGATGGCACACCAACTGGAATGCATCGGGATACAATATTCTGATCACATATAATGCAGAAGAAAATGGTGGGTTCTTCCGCTATTTGGATCCAGTCACAAAAGAAATCGTAACTATGGTTGATCCTGTTGGTTGGTCATGCAAGGTTGGTCACTTTGGCGATCGCAGCGATCCAAACAAAATCGTATATCACTGTTGTGGTAATACTGCTAAGAGATTGACACTAGGATATGTTGTGCCGCATCTAGAAATTTGGCGGTCAATGATTGAAGATATCTCAGGTGAAGATGCTTCTCACTTTTCCTGAGTACTTTTAACTTCACTATATTTTGTGAGTAGATCCTCTAGGATAGTCAACTGCTCGTGCATTTTTTCAATATCATCTAATAACTTAGGAACTGCAATTCTTGCTCGCTCGAGGATTGCAGTTTCATAGTTTTTAATTCCAACATTTGTAGCAGACTTAATTCGACGGTTTCTAAATAGTGTTTTAATTTTACTAATTAACGATGGAATTTTTGGTGTCATGTTTAATTGAATCATGTGTTGATTGTTGCGCTGATCAGTTGCCTGTTGTCGCATCTTTACAATTTGTTCTTCTTTTGCTCTTTCCGCTGCTTCTTTTTCGCGTGTAAGTCTTTGGTTTTCTTCGCGTAAACTTTGCATCTCAGCAGAAATTCTAGATTCCTCTTCTGCTTTCTTTCGCTGCAATTCTTCATATTTTTCTTGTGCGATTCTTTCCCTATCAAGTTCTTCTTGAGAAGGTTCAATAATTTCAACTTCGATAATTTCTTCTTGGAAATTTCCTTCGATCCATTCTTCTGCAACCACTTCCTCTGGTGGAGGTGGTGCTGATACTAAAGGTTCTGGAATATGATCTTGTGGTGGTGGTGCCACGACTCTTGCTCTACCCATATTATTTTTTCCCTATTACCATAAACCGATCGAACTCGACCTTACCATCCCAACTGTAATATGACTGCTTAATAGATCCCTCGTAGAAAACATCAGTAACTCCAACATTCTCAATATGCTCTTCGAGTGTTGGAACGCAATTGATGCCATACATCTCTCTAAAAACATTTGACGATTGACAGGCAAAGATACAATCTGGATTTGCTGTTGTCATTTTCTTTAGAGGATACATTGCCTCACACCCGATAGAAATTACTACATCTGTTTCTAATGCATTGATATCATGATATGCAAACGGAATATCCCAATTGATGTGATTGAGTTCAATTCCTCTCTCGTTGTTATAGTAACGATTGAAAACCTTAGACAGTTCTAATGCATCTTTATCAATATCGATCAAGTTGAGTTTCTTGACATTTAGATTTTCGCAGAGAAGTGGAACTAAAGGAAATCCCAACCAAGAATTTAGAATCGTTATATTCAATGGATCAGGACCTCGAGTAAGTCTCTGTAAGTTTTCTACTAACCAAATGGCAGCATCCATTGTATTTGGATTCATAGATTTACGGAAATCGTCATGCTTATACGGCATTTCGTGGGCGATCTTATCTAATCCGTCGCCCCAGTTTCGGTAATTATTTAAGTAATTATAATTTAACATCTTGTGGTCTTTCCATTGAATCGTATAAACAAATAAGTGGTTCTTCGCGGAGGACTTGTTCCCGCACATCAATTGGCCACATGTATCCGTAGTTGTAACTATACACCCAACCATCTGGGAAAAAATTAATTTTTAATAGTTGTTCTCTCTTGTGCCCGAATAGATTATCAAGACCGCGATAATGAAAAAACATTTGATCAGGATAATCTGTGACAAACTTGGTAATCTTATTGACATCCAATCTATCGTTCCACCTCAACACGCTGGAATTTAGATCTGTATATGCACGAGGAATATCTTTTGTGTCTCGTTTCATTTTTCTCATGTCGTGCCAATGGGTGCGAACAAATGTCAGTCCATCTTCTGGGTCATGATCAACGATGCAATCAATATTGTTTTGAATTTCAATATCAAGATCCAGGAAAAGTTTTTCTCCATATTGGGGTACAACTCCTCGATCAAACAAATACAATTTGTTCCACCATTTTTCATAGTAGTTATCTTCGGGGAAGGGAATTACTATAACATCACGATGCAATCCAATCGGATGTTCAGTCAAACAGTAAAAGTCGAAATCAGTTGTTATATGTTTTCTGCATTGTTCAAGAACACGATTAACATGTTCTGAATCATATTTGAACCCCCACTTAACTGTGTAAATACTAATCATCAAATATTCCAATGCTCTAAAAGATCAGGGTCGACGAGCGACTCCTGTTTAACTTTGCCTCTGCTGTTATCTTGAAATGGTAACAAGTCAACATTAAACACACAAAGGATACAGTCCTTTCTATATATGCCTACTTGCAAATCACCTTCGTGCCAGTTACGACCACGATTGTATGAGTAAGCAAATGTGCTTGGGAAGTGTGCCCAAAGTGGAGTATCACTAAAGTCACCCCATCGCCAACTATGATAGTTGTCAGTTCCATCGGTGAACGTGAACCAAATACGCTCTTGATGTTCTAGAACATCCTGCCAGATGCACTCTGTCTGATCATCTGACCAAACCATGCAACTACCATTAGTGTAAGCACCATGCGCCAACTTAAAGTTTCGAGTCTTCATGGGTCGAGGGTCTTGCCACCACGAGCGTAACTTGGTAGGATTCTCTAGGTCATAAGTGATGATCGGCGACAAATCATTTTGAATGATAACATCAAGGTCGAAAAAGACAAATCTTCCAGTGGGTTTATCGTCTGCGAAGTTATGTGTATTGAAGATGAACGTCTTTGGTCTGTCCCAACAACGTGCCATGCCGTATTTGAAATCCTCAGATCCAAACCAGTATTTCGGATGGATGTTGGGAATGTCTGGGAAGTCGATGACTTTAATTTCATTATCAAAACCTTCGCTGTTATCTGTATAGCAATAGAAATGGAACTCAAAATTATCAGGGGTGTGCTTCTTTGCCATTCTATAAAGACGGTTGACAAACTCAGCGGAATACTTTGTACCCCATTTACAGCAGACGTAATTAACTCTCATTTCCACAATCCAATAATATTTTCATCTTGGCAATCTACCAGTTCTATTTGCTCTTTGGCGGAAGGATGAGGAACATTATCTGTATTGAACAAGCAAATCTTAGCATCGGGTCGAAACTTAAATCTTTCAATGTCATCTGGATGATGCTTTCCTCGATTCCAAGAATAGATCCATCCACCTGGAATATCTTTCCAGAAGTCTCTCTGCCTCCAGTAATGATAATTATCGCTTCCCTTGAAGAAAGTTTTAAATATCGATTCGGAATTCTCGATGGCATCGTTGTAGATATGTTCGCATGATTTACCAGGCCAAAGCATCATACTAGAGTTGAAAAAAGTTCCTCTGGTGTCAATAAACAGTCTGTCATGTTTCTGTGATTGTGGTTGCCAGCGGCATTGAATGATGCGAGGTTTCTGTGCAAGTTCCAGAACCTCAGTTATATCTTCTTGGATTACTACGTCAAGGTCAAAATAACACCAGTTACCTACGTACCCTAACCAGTTGTGCGAATTAAATACTGAGAACTTTGCTCTGTCGAAACAGAAGGTTTCTTTGCCAAACCAATATTTCGGATGTAGGATACCATCATCAGGTATAGGTGCAGTATCGCAAATTAAACCATCGGCATCATCCGTATAACACGTGAATGTGAAAAGGTTGGTGTAGTTCTTCTTTACCATATTGTAAAGATTATTCACATATTTGGCGGGATACTTATCGCCCCACTTAATGCATACGAAGTTCATCATACTCTTTATCTGCTCCAGGAAACTGGTCTAATCCATTTAATAATGCTATTGTGTAACTTGGGCGATAGTAGAAAGATTTGTTATGGTCATCTATACCGTAATAGTCTGCACCATAAACAAACGAATAAATCTCGCCTTTCGGAAAATAATTAAATCTAAAATCTTCGTGCCACAAGAACCTGTCGTCGCCAAAATACTTAACCATAAAGTAATCTGGATCTGATTGAAAGTGCTCCCATATATGATGAACAGTCCCATCTTTCCACATCATTACGCTCGAGTTGTAATTACTTAAATACCGCATGCCATGAGTTTCTCCGACATAATCAGGAAACTCTATATTCTTCCAGTAAGTATACGCTATTGTTGGATAAATGTCAAGGTATTTCCACAGATGATCAATATTTTTTTGAATACGAATATCTAGATCCAGATAAAGAACATCACCAAATCCTCGTTGACTAAACATCCAAACCTTATACCAGTGACCTTCTATATCATCTGGCAACGGCCAAGGAACAACAATTGGATCCAATCCAGTCGGGTCGTCGGTAAAACATACGTATGTATATTTCCTGCCTGTATCTTTGACGATTCTATTCACATCATCGGCAGAATATTTTGTGCCATATTTAAGCATTATAATTGTTTTCATCACAACTCCAAAATTATAAATAGTGTCATAGTAATTTATAAGGGTTCCCGATGGCACAAATTCAAAATATCTATATCGACCAAGGAACAACTTTTTCTTTGTCTCTTATGGTAAATGATCAGAACGGGGATCCGAAAGATCTTACTGATTATACTGCTGCAGCACAAATGCGCAAATCATATTATACTAATACTTCCGTTAGTTTTACTGCTGAAATTACTTTACCAGAAGATGGTGAAGTTACTATTTCATTGACTGCTGTGCAAACATCAGCAATAAAAGCAGGGAGGTATGTTTATGATATTGAAATTACAGGCGATGGCGAAACGCTACGAGTTCTCGAGG